CAACTTCTCGATCACCGCGGTGATTCCGTATGCGAACCGGAACCTAGTGGATATCGAACCGGAGCACAAGACGAGAGGCGGCATCATCCTGCCGTCAAAGAATTCCTCCTCGCCGTCCGCCATCGCCAAGGTGGTCCGGACCGGGACGGGCCTGAGGAATTCAGAAACCGGGGAATGGCTTGGATCTCCCGTCTCGGCCGGCGACAAGGTTCTGATGCGTCGATTCGACGGGGCTGATATTATTCTGGGGAACGGGTCAACTCTTCGGTTGATTCAGGATCATGAGGTCATTTGTGTGGTGGAGGATTAGATGAGCTCCTGGAAGTGGTACATCGGCGTCATCAACTCGTTCGGGGACTGCATGTTTGAAGCGGATTTCGGATCCGTGACGGAGGCCGGAATTCCGATTTCGAAGGTTACGAAGCTGATCTTCGATCCGGCCAAGGGGCCCGGACTCATTCCGTGGATCGGCAGCATCGTGGATCAGAATCACAATCAGCACGGGATCCTACATCCATCATCCATCGCATTCTGTTTCGAGGCTGGTTCCGAGATGGTGAAGAACGCCATGGAATGTTGGACCAAGGATGCTCGTTCCCCAAAGATGTTCGGAAGCAACGGCATCGTGATCGCGCAGTCGCAGCCGCCGAATTCGAGGTTGAAACTCCTATGATGCTCGCCAAGGACGAACTGGAGAAATTCCTGAACAGGCGAACGGACCTGTTCGGGGAGGCCCTGTTCCAGCTGTCTCAAAGGTCCGGGCAGGATCGAAGATTCGCTCTTCTGGATCTCTCCGATCTCATCCAGAGGACGATGATCCTGGCGGATCTGCACGGCAGGAAGCGCCTCCTCATGGAGGCGGATTCTGCGAAGCGGAAGTCTTCGAAGTTCGCTTCGGTTCCCGATAGCACTCCGATTGTTCCCAACATCCCATTCGAAGAGGCGGTGGAAGACATTTTGTCGAGGGAGCCCAGGCTGGCGAGGAGTTCGGAAGAGGTTGCGAGGATGTACTCTTCGCAGCGCGTGTTCGCGATGGCCAGATCCGTGGAGCTTCGCCTGACCGAGCGGGTGCAACAGGCCGTTGCGGATCTCATCAAGGGGAAAAGAACTTCCGGAAAAACGGAGAACGAAATCCTGCGGATGGCCGCAGAGGAATCACACGACTGGACAAGGGCCTACGCTGCGACGGTGTACCGGACCAATGCGGCGACGGCCTACAACAACGGGCGGTTTGCACAGGCGAAGGACGAGGACGTCCGGGAGGTGATTCCGGCGATGCAGTTCACGGCGATCCTGGATGACAGGACAAGGCCGAATCACCGGGCAGCGCACGGACTTATCGCTCCCACGGATGACCCGATCTGGAATTGGATCGCCCCTCCGATCGGGTTTCAGTGCCGGTGCAGCGCGGACTTCGTTTCCGTCTACGAACTGGAGCGAAGAGGATTGATTCAGAATGGCCGTGTCGTCCGGTACGTTCCTCCGACGTTTTCGGAGGCGCATGCGGATTCAGGTTTTACGGTTCGTCGAATCTCGTTCTAGGTCTGGCCCTGGAGGGCAAGGGGGTTCGATGGCGGCGAATGACGATCGGATTCGTCTCACGGTGCGTGTCGAGAATCCGCTCTACGTGAAGTTGCGGGATCACTGCTTCCGGATCGGCGCGACGCACAACCGTGTTGTCGAAAAGGCGATTGCTGCCTATTTAGACCACAATCTTTCCATGAAGGATCGGCGTCGGCGTCAAATGGCGTAGGGCGGATCCGGCATCTTCACTTAGTCGACTTTGCACGTCAAAGTATCGACGTGGAGAGTGTGGGAACAGCCGAAAAGATTGCAGGACCCGCTCCGTTCGAACGTGTCAAGATCGACGGGGCAAACTACCGAGCCATCAACACCGGGGACGGATACTTTACCGTCCTCGACGTTCCGATCATGTCGGAAGTTCCCGAGGGCATCAAGGGGGCTCCCAGTGCGGTCGGAAAGGAATGGCTGGAGAAGGCCGTTCAGATCGCTCAGGTCGAATACAGGACCGGCAAGTTTGCCGGTCCTTGTCATATCGGACACAACCGGAGCCTGGAACTCGCGGACCCGGAGTTCGCGGGATTCTTCCTGCCACGGCGCGTGGCTCGATGCAAGGTCGGGGGAGAAGAGAAGTGGGCAGTGTTTGCGGATCTCAAGCTCAAACAGCATGTGTTTGAACGAGCGCTTAAAGGAGAACTTCCGTACATCTCGCCCGAAATCAACGACTGGGAATCGAACAAGATCGATTCCGTGAGCTTCCTCTCCTCCAAGGTTCCGTTCTTCCAGTTCGCGCTGTTTACCATCGGAGACGTGTACGAGGACTCCATGGCGAAGTTCGAGGCGAACCTCCGGTCCGGCGCCAAGTTCGAAGACGAACCGGAGGAGAAGAAGGATCGGAAGTCCGATGGCGGAAGTCCGGCCATGGAAGAGCCGGGAGACAAGAAAGATTCGAAGGGCCCCGCTTGTTGCTCGCATTGTGCGATGTACGGGGACTACATCTCTCGCATGGCGAAGATGATGGGAATTGCGAAGGAGGGTGTGGCAATGGCTGAAGAAGCTGCCCGTCCGGCGTCGGCTCCGGTGGATGCTCCGAAAGAGGAAAAGAAGGAGCCCGCCTCTGCCAAGATGGAAGCTCAGTACGAAGGCCGTCTCGCCGCTCTCGAAGAGCGCGAGAAGGCTCGCGAGGAAGAGGCGAAGATCGCCGGCCTCGTCTCCAAGGCGATCGTGGACCTCAAGGGCTACGCCCTGAGCGATGCCACGAAAGAAAAGCTGGCCAAGTTTGCGAAGGCCGGCTCGGATGTCCTGGACGCCTTCGTTGTGGCGTACAAGGAATCTGTGCAGAAGGATCCGCCCCGGACTCTGGGGGAATTCGAGTCGAAGGCTGGAGTCTCCGCTTCCGATCCCACTTTGGCGAAATTCAGCAAGTCGCCTGAGGAGATGGAAGCCGCGATGAAGGCCCTTGCGGAGTGGAAGTCGCTTTCGAAGTCCCGTGGTTTCTCCGTGACTTCGGAAGAGCATCTCAAGTTCCGGGTTCCGGAGATTCTTGCGGAGAAGGGGAGGTAGGCAATGGCACTTTCTGCTGCGGTTCAGCGACGCTACCGTGTTCTGGACAGTGCTGTTCAGAACTACCGGGTTGCCAACGGCGTCACGATCTATCTCGGCGCGATCTGCGCGGTGGCGAACGTCAGTTACGTCACCACGGCCAAGCGCGGTTATCTCATCCCTTGGGATGACCTGGCGAACGGCCAGTACGCCGGAATCGCGATTGGATCTCCGTTCAACCTCTCGACGTCAAACACCGTCGTGGGGAACACGTCCGCCTCTCCGGTTGTCGAGGCGTCCGTGGAAACGGGGGAGCTCATCCTCGAGAAGTTCGCCGTCACCGGCGCTTCGGCTCAGAGCGATGTCGGCAAGAACGTTTTCGCCAGCGACGACGACACGCTGACGCTCACGTCCGGGACGCTCAACCGCGTGGGCGTGGTTGAGTACTGGTATTCTTCGACCACTTGCGACGTCCGTCTGTTCGGCCGTTCGAAGTGGCTGGTGATCTAGGAGCTTAGGGGGAGAGACAAATGGCTAACCTGATTCAGGCTGGTGCGCTCCTCACCGCTGGGCTCCGAAGCGAGTTCAGCAAGGTTTACTATCCGTCGTTCGACGGAATCAAGGAGCAGCTGGGCGACGTCATGTGGCTGGGAGTCACCAGCAACAAGCTGACGGAGCTCTATGCGTACCTCGAGTCGACTCCGTTCCCGGTTCGATGGGACCGCGGGAACGTGATCGGTTCGAAGAACATGAAGTCCGTTCAGTTCTCCGTGACGAACCGCGACTTCGGACGTCGGATTTACTTCCACGTCAACGATCTCGCGGACGATCAGACGTCCAGCCTGTACGCCCAGGCCCGCGCTCTGGGTCAGAACTGGGCGACTCTGGCCGAGCGGATCTTCTTCCAGATCCTCGGAGCCCTCACGGACAACGATCTTCTCCCGGCCGTTCCGAACGCCGCGGATGGAAGCGCGCTATATATTTCGACGACCCGCTTCGGCTCTTCGGACGGCAACATCGTGTCGCAGACCGGATCGTCCACGGCGCAGCAGATCATCACGGACCTCATGTCGGCGCAGCGCCGGTTCATCGAGTTCCAGGACACGGAAGGTCAGCCGCTCTGGAACGCCGGGGATGTGTCGAAGGGCATGGTGATGTTCTACGGCCCCTCGATCATCCTCCCTGTGACTCAGGCCATGACGTCGATGTCCGTTCATAGCACGATTGCGGGATCGAGCACGACGAACGTGCAGACCGGAGCCCGCATCGACAACGTGCTCAAGACCGGTGGCATCGATATCAAGCCGGTGGTCAGCCAGCGGATCTCGGACTCCAAGCTGTACCTCTTCCTCAAGGGGCTTCCGGACTACAAGAAGCCGATCTTCCAGCAGGTCCGCGAGCCCTTCTTCGAGGCTCAGGGCAACTGGGAGACGTCGGATCACGTTCGGGACACCGGGGAGATGTACATCCAGTTCCGTTCCCGCGAGGGCTACGGGATCCCGGTTCCGTTCGCGACGATCCGGGTCAGCTAGAACTCCTGCACGTCGGAATTTACCTGCTCGGGGGCCGGGAGGTCCGGCCCCCGACAGACCGTTAGTCGGAAAGGGGGAATACAATGGCGGACAAGGCAAAGGCACAGGGCAAGACGGAGTCTGTTCAGACTGAGCCTATCCTCATCAAGGACGAGAAGGAGTTCGGGCCGTTCACCGAAGCCGTTCAGATCTCTCCGATCCATGTAGACTACGTCCCGCCGGAACCCGCAAAGCAGAAAAAGCTCTACTGGTTCGGGACCATTCCGGGATCGTTCTTCCAGGGCCTCGGCGCCGGGGGCTTCGAGTTCCCCGGATATACGGAGACACAGGAGCGGAACGTCAGCACCGGGGAGATGACCTGGGTGTCGAAGGCCGGGGGGATGGCGTGGTTGGACGACGACAAGGTCGAGCACATCAAGAAGGCGGTCCTGACGAAGGTGGTCCGGGAAATCGGCCCAGAGACCGGGGACGACGGCACCACAAAAAAGAGGGCGCTCCAGCTGAACGTGGCCAGCGAGCAGTACGTGCCGAACAAGCAGAAGGACCGTCCCATCGCCTGTTACGTCTACCTGGTCCCGCTCCAGAAAGAGCAGGACTGGCCGAACATGGATTACTTCATCGACGGGACGAAGATCCCGGACGGCACTCCAGTTCAGTGGGGGAATCCGGAGCACTTCCACATGGATCGGTTCCCCCTGCCGATGGCGCGGGTAGTGTCAACGACGGTAACGAAGGGAGCATAAACCATGGCGGATCCGACACGAGCACAGATCGAGACGCAGTGGTCGAACGCGGTCAAGATCCTGGACGAGTGTCGGAAGTTCGGGAACGTCAATGCTACGAATTTCATTTCCCTTCTGGACACTCTTCAACAGTCCTATCGTGGAGACTTTCTTGACGACGAAGAATCGTCCGTCCAGGCCATTCGATCCGCTCTCGCCGGCGCGGTATCTCCCGCGACAGCGGCGGCGATTATCCGGCCGTTCCTGCGGCAGTACTGCAAAAGCGTTA